TCCCAGAACGCAAAGAACTGCCTGCTATTTTAAAATGAACAGCGGGCAGTTTCAAAAAGGGTTTACGACTTGGAATAAAGGATTAAAAGGCGTCAATGGGGAATCAGAAAGCAGATTTAAAAAAGGCCATACTGGTTATAGAACCAGACAAATTGGCGATGAAAGAATAGATAGGGATGGTTATATTTATGTTAAAGTTTCTGAAGGTGGTAACAAACACCATTGCTGGAAATTAAAGCATCGTTTGATTTATGCACAGCATTATGGCGAAATAACAGGTGAAACGATTGTCAGGTTTTATGATAATAATAAACAAAATTTTAATATTGAAAATTTATATGCGGTAACAAAAGGCGAAAACGCTGTTTTAAATCGTTTAAAATTTGCCAATGAACCACTTGAATTAAAACCGACAATATTAGCAATGGTTAGAATGTGCTTAAAAGCTAAAATACCTTATAGGGTTTCCGCACAGTAGGGGGAAATATGGAAAAAAAGGCAGGAAATAGGGGCGTAGGACGCGTTAAAGGCGTACCTAATAAAGTTACCAAAGAATTAAAAGAGATGATTCTAGGGGCGTTAGATGATGCAGGAGGGCAGGCTTATTTAGCAAGGCAAGCTGATGAAAACCCAACGGCATTTTTAACGTTGGTTGGTAAAGTGTTGCCGATGACGGTTAACACTAATCTGCAAGATACAACGCCTATAAAAATTCACATTATTAAAGCCGAAGAAATGGAGCTTTAATGCCAGATATACCTTTAACGCTACCGCAGAGACAATTTGTCTTTTCAGAAGAACCTTATCCAGCTATTGTTGGTGGATTGGGTAGCGGAAAAACACGAGCAGGAACAATGCGGGCGGTGTTATTACTTCTTCAAAATAAAGGCGTAAACGTTGGTATATTTTTACCAACTTATGATTTATTACGGTTAAGAGCAATGCCCGGAGTTGAAGAAGATTTAGCAATGATGGGTTTAAAATTCCATGTCAATAAATCAGAATTTAAAATTGACGTCGCTGGCTATGGTTTTATTATTTTTCGCAGTTATGATAACCCGTCTAAAATTGTATCTTTTGAAGTAGCTCACTCAATCGTTGATGAAATTGATACATTGCCAATGGATAAAGCTGCTTTAGTATGGCGAAAAATTACAGAAAGAACACGGCAAAAGTTTAACGGTAAAAATACTATTGGCGTAGTGACAACGCCTGATAACGGAATTAATGGATTTGTTTATCATAAATGGGTAAAGCTACAGCAAAAAGGCTATGTTTTATACAAGGCAAGCACCTATAGCAACCCTTTTTTACCTAAAGATTATGCAGAGCAGATTTTAGCTAACTACGACCCAATATTAGCCGAACTTTATTTGCTTGGTGATTTTGTATCACTAAATAAAAACAAGGTTTATCATTTCTTTGATCGTAAACGACACCACACACAGCGAGAACTAAATGAACGCGATACATTCATTCATGTTTCAATTGATTTCAATATTGGTGGTTGTTGTGCTGTTACTTTTGTCATTGATAATAATATTCCTATCGCTGTTGACGAATTTGTTTCGCATGATACGCAAGACTTTATTAATAATTTAACGCGTTATGGTGATAGAAAAATAATCGTTTATCCTGATGCAAGCGGAAAGGCAGGAAAAACAAATTCAAGCCAATCTGATATTGGCATGATTAGACAAGCAGGTTATCAACTGCAATATAATCCAGCTAATCCAGCAGTACGGGATAGAATCAATGCGTATAATGGATTGCTTTCACACGATAAGTTATTCATTAACACAGATAAATGCCCAAACTTAACCAATGCGCTCGAAACTCAAGGCTATGATGATAAATTAGAGCCAGAAAAGTTTACAGCTCACCCAGCCATTGATGATTGGGTTGATAGTAGTGGATATTTTATTGCGTTCAAATATCCGGTACTGCACAATAGGCCTAATTTAGCTACAATTACAGGAATTTAAAAATGGCAGTCGATACAAAACACAGCGAGTATCACGAGTATTATGAGCAGTGGGAGCGATGCGAACACGCAGCAGAAGGGCAAGACGAGATCCACGAATATGGTATTAAATACCTTCCACGTTTAAGCGGTCAAACTGACGCAGAATATTACGCTTACAAACAACGCGCGTTATATTACAACGCCACAGCAAGAACGATTGATGGCTTAACCGGCATGCTATTCCTAAAACCCGAAGTCATCACAGCACCTGCAGCAATGGATAATATTATTGCAGACGTGACAATGAGCGGATTATCACTGCATCAATTTGCTGAAGTTATTAGTGAAGAAGTTATCACCATTGGACGTTGTGCCGTGCTTGTCGATTATCCACCCATTGTTAACGCGGTAACACTTGCACAAGCACAGGCACAAGGCGCAAGACCTTACGCGACAATGTATGATGCCGAATCAATTATAAACTGGAAAACTGGACGTATTAACAACGTTGAACAGTTAACACTGGTGGTACTTGAAGAAGAAAACGAGATCGCAGTTGATGAGTTTGAATTTAAATGCGAACCACAATGGCGCGTTTTAGATTTAGGTGATGGTGGCATTTATCGTCAACGTGTTTTCAGAAAAGACAAACGCGGTGAATTTATTTTAGTAGATGAAATTTATCCACAAATTAACGGGCGACCACTTAACAAAATCCCGTTTGAGTTTTTTGGGGTTAGAGATAATTCACCCTGCGTGGATAAACCACCATTGCTTGACCTTGTTGACGTAAATTTATCGCATTACAGAACCACAGCCGATTATGAACATGGCTTGCACTTTACTGGACTGCCTACGCCCGTAGTCACTGGATATTATTCAGACGATAAAAGCGCGTCACTTCGTATCGGTAGTGGCACGGCATGGCTATTGCCGGATCCGCAATCAAAAGCATTTTATCTTGAATTTACAGGTCAAGGCTTAGGCGAATTGCGTGAAGCATTGCGATCAAAAGAGGCAATGATGGCAACGCTTGGGGCGCGAATCTTAGCACCTGAAAAACGCGCAGCAGAATCAGCACAAACGGCTAATATTCACAGATCAAGTGAAAACAGTGTACTTGCTTCAATTTCACAATCAATCAGTATCGGATTAACGCACGTCATGGAGTATTTGCGCGATTGGTCAGGCGTGAATGGTGATGTTAAAATTGAGTTAAACCGTGATTTTATTCCAAACTCAATGACAGCTCAGGACTTGGATAGTTTGGTTAAGGCTTGGCAAAGCGGATCAATCTCGCATCAAACTTTATTCGACAATCTTGTCGCTGGTGACATTATCATGCAGGACGTATCGTTTGACGATGAGATGGAGCGCATTGCAGTTATGCCTGCAACTGGTGGGATGTTGTAATGGAAGAATCAGCTAACACGCAACTGCGCGATAAAACAATCGCACATGAAATTTATTTGCAGCGGTATTACTCAGCAACAAGTAAAAAAGTAATGGACTTGTTGCGTGTTGTTGAAAAAGATTTGGTTAAACAATTAAAAACGATAGACCTTGATAACCAAATGACAATCCCGCAGATTGACGCGCGGTTAGAATCAGTGCGGGCGATTTTAAATGAAGGTTATAATTTAGCAGGCAAAGAGTTAATTACTCAAATGAAAGACGCGGCAGTCTACGAACAAGACTGGCAAATAAAAGCAATTGATGAATCAACACCTATTGTTCTTGATATGACAGCGGTTGCGCCAGTGACGCTATTTGCTGCAATTGAATCAAAACCGCTGCAGGGAAAACTGATCAAAGAATGGATTGATAAATTAGATCAAGATAGTTACACGCGCATACAGGACGCGGTTAGGATTGGCTTAGTTGAAGGGCAATCTTATAGTGACGTGGTTAAGCGTATCACCGGCACAAAAGCACTCCAATACACTGATGGCGTAATAGCATTAAACGCACGACAAACACAGGCATTGGTATCAACTGCAATGGCACACGCTACCAATACAGCGCGTGATGAGTTTTATCAAAACAATAATGATTTGTTTAGTGGGTTGCAGTGGGTAAGCACACTCGATGGTCGGACTACTTCAATATGCCAAGCGCGTGACGGAAAAATATACCCGCTTGATAGTGGCGTTAGACCTCCTGCGCATTTTAGATGCAGATCGGCAATGGTCAGCATTTTAAAATCATGGCAAGCGTTAGGGATTAAAAACCCTGATGGTCGCACACGCGCATCGATGGACGGGCAAGTTGCGCAAACTGAAACTTATCAAACGTGGCTAAAGAAAAAACCAGAGGCATTTCAAAATGAAGTGCTAGGAAAAGAAAAAGCGCAATTATTTCGTGAT